GTCGTGATGCACAATCGCAGCCGACTGCACGAACGTCATGCCATGCACGCGGGCGCGACGCTCCCAATCGACATCCTCCATGTAGGCCGGGTGGAAGCGTTCGCAGAACAGGCCGACGCGCCTGATCGCGTTCGCGCTGATCCACGTACAGCACCACGGCGGCGCGCCCGCCTGGACGACGTCGGCCTCGTCCGTGTCCTGCGAGAAGATCGCGAAGGCATCTTCGCCGAAACAGGCGTCCGAGTTCAGGAGAAGCCACCCGCTCGCGTGCGGCGTCGCGACTAGTTGGAACCTCGGCATCAAGGCGACGCCGAGATTCGACGGCATCTTCCACAGGAAGCGGCGCTTCGCGATCATCCGCATCTGGATCGTGTCGAGATAATGGTCCGGCAGGCCATTCCCGTTATCGATGACGATCAGCGTCTCAACGTCGTCGAGGCTTTCGATGGCGCGCTCGAGCAGGTCATACCGATTCAAGACCGGGATGATGACGACGTCGATCACGGCTGCCACGTCGCGAGACGCTGCATGATCGGCCGCCAATGCTTCGCGTAGACCGCGTCAGCCTCGTACGCCTTCGCAAAGTTGAGCGCGTCCTGACTCGTCGTGCCACGCTCTCGCGCGTACGCATCCTCGAGCGCCTGGACGATGTGATGAACGTGCGGCGTGAAGAACCACGAATCTTGATTCGGGTCCCACAACGGCTGCCCATCGATTACCCAGCCGTCGCCGACGAGCTCGGGCTGCGCGCTGAACGCGCTCACGATGACCGGCGCACCGCACGCCTGCGCCTCGATGACGGGCACGCCGAACCCCTCGCCGGCGCTCGTGGCGAGCAGGACGTCCGCGTCCGTGTAGAGCGCGGCAAGCGCCGTCTGCGGGATGTTCATCCGGTAGAGGTACTGATTCACGATGCGGACCTGTTCCGGCTTGATGCCGCACGCGGCGACGAGGCGCTTCACGTCGACACCGCCGAGCGCAGCCGACTCGTCCGTATGCAGATAAAGGATCGCGTCTGGACGGTTCTGCGCGAAGACGCTGAACGCGAGGAGGTTCTCGCCCCAGCACTTCCGCGGCGGAGTCCGACCCTTATTCGCGGAGTTCATCATCACGACGAACGCATCGGGATCCTCGACGCCCATGATGTCGCGGCCGCGGATCTTCTTCCCCTGCGCGTCTAGGAAGGTTGGCGTCGGCTTGAAGACGCTCGCGTCGAAAGCGTGCGGCGCATACTCGTGCTCGATCTTCTCCAGCTCCAGCATTCGCGAACCGAACTGACTCATCGCGATCGGCATCACGTTCGGCTTCTTCAACCATCGGATCACATCCGGCGGTGCGGGCTGATGATCGATCGGCACCCACGCCGCGATCTTCTCGATCTGATCGATGCTCGGATTCTTCAGCGCCCAGACGTCGAACAGCGTGACGACGGCGCTCGGGAGGGGCGACGCGCTCGACCAGTGCTGCCAATGGGCGCAGAGAATGTCATCGCTGTACGGCGAGACGCCCGTCGGGTAGAGCTTGACCCCGTTCCAATCCGTCTCCGACCCCTGGAGGCCGAAGTTGCACGCGACCGCGACCTCGTGCCCGTCACGCTTCAGACGGTCAACGACCTGCGCCGTCTGCACGCCGTAACCCGTAGCGGCGAAGGGAGCGTTGCTCGCCCAGAGGACGCGCATCGGCTGGATGCCGGGCTCAACGTGCTTCGCCTTCGCAGCCGCTCGACGCATCTGCCGATTCGACACATTCCCTCCCTAAAGACTAAGGGCCGCCGGTCCGAAGACCGACGGCCCATAGGCTACCACTCGGAGTCGCGTACTAGGAGGCGGCGCCGATGAAGTGCTTGATGTGCGACGTCTGCGGCAGGTTGCCATCGACGCGCATCGTCGCGCGGAAGGTGACGAGATCCGCGTTGAACGCGAACTCGTCGGAGCGGTCGAGGCGGATGCCGCCGACCGTGCGGACGAAGTAGCTGGGCAGGTGACCCACCAGGACGGACTTCGCGTTGACCGCGGGGTTCGCCATATGCGGGTTCTCGTACACCGGGCGACCGACGACCAAGTCGCGCGAGTTGCCGTCGAGCGCCGGGGAGAAGATGTAGTTCCCCGCGGTGTCCTTCAGCTTGCGGACGGCGCCGATGGCGGCACCGTTCATCATCCAGCCGACGCCGGGCAGCAGCCGAGCCGCGCCGTCGAGGCTGTAGTACAGGTCGATCAGGTTGTCGGCCGTGAAGGCACCCGACACGCCGGTGCCACCCGTGACGCCCGAGCCAGCGGCGTTCACGATGCCGAGCGGCTGGACGGTGCCGGTGCCCGTCGTCAGGGCGGCCTGCACGTTGTAGCCGAGGCCGTTGCCGACCTGATCGGCGAGGAAGCCGAGGAGGTCGACGCCGGAGTCCTCGATCATCTCGCGGGACACCTGGATGATGAAGCCGTACTTGTACGCCTTCAGGTCGGTGAACGAGTTGAACACCGGGTCGGACTCGGAGAAGTTGGCGCCCTGCGCCGTGACGGTGCCCGAGGTCGAGTAGGTCGACAGGCTCGGGACCTGCAGCGTCTCGCCGCCGGCCGTGTTCAGCACGGTCGACACGTCGAGCATCGGGCCCACGAGGCGGGCCTTCATGATGACCTGGTCGTAGAACGAGGTCGGGACCGGAGCGCCGGTCGAGGACGTGAGGACGTCGCGCTTCTCGAAGTTGTGCGAGCGCACCTCGCCGCGCACGAGGGCGCGGATGGCCTCCGCGTCGGAGTCGTCGCCCGCGGGCTCCTCGTCCGTGCGGATCTCAGCCGCGACCGCGTCGAGGCGCGCAGCGCGCTCCTCGTCGGACCGGAGCTGCTCGATGATCTGCGCGCGCGAGTCGAGCTCGGCGGAGATCTTCTGGTACTTCTCCTCCTCCTCGCCGGTCAGGTCGCGCTTCTCAGCGGCCGCCGTGTCGAGCAGGTGCTTCGCCTCGTGCCACGCGGCCTGGCGAAGATCGTGCTGGCGCTTGATGTACTCAGACATCTGCGATCTCCCTTCGGAAATCAAGTTGGGGTTGACTACCGGCCGCGGCTCCGCGAAACCGAAACACCCGACGCGGCTCCGCATCGGATACCAGAATCATAACCCCGCGAAATAGTGAAACTAGAGTCCGCAGAAAGTAGCGGCTAGACGCGCGCCATCAGCACGTCGAGCTGCTTCTGCTTCATCGCCAGCTTCGCGGCGACATCGTCGCGCTCGGCGCGGAGCTTCGTCACGGCCTGATCGAGCACGGCGGCGAGCTCATCGTCGAGCGTCTCGCCCTTCTCGAGCGCCGTGATCGCCTCGTTCAGCTTCTCAGCCTCGATGCCCGTAGCGTCGACCAGGCCGTCCAGGCTGCGGACGCTTGCGGCCGTCGCCTCGTATGCCGGGAAGCCCGTCACGATCGACACCTCGTGCAGACGGACCTCGCGCAGTTCGCGCTCCTGCCCGTCATCGCTCCACGAGTCTCCGCCCTTCGGGACGCTGAAGCCGAAGGACATCGAATCGATATCGCCACGCTTCAGGAGGACCGCCATGTCGCGGCCATCCGTCGTGTCGGGCAGGTCTGCCTCGACCTCGAGGCCGCGCTGCGACTCCGACAGGCGGAGCGTTCCGGCGCGCTTCGAGGCGAGGACACGCGAAGTGTCGTGATTGACGAAGAGCTTGATCTCGTTACGCGAACGCAGCGAACGCGCGAACGCGCCCGGCGCGATCCGCTCGATGAACGGAAGCGGCTGGCTCGGCGAGTTGAACGCGGCCGCCAGGCCGACGAACGTCATACCGTCGCCCTCCGTCGCGTTCCGAATCTCGAACTCGTTGACCGTGACGCGACGCTGCTCGACCCCGTTCTCCATACGAAACAGGGTAGCACCGGGGCGCTCGCGAACGGAGATCCCCGGATACCAGCGCCGATCCTGCTCCTCCTCCTCGGCGGCAATCTGATCGCGCTTCCGATTGAACCATTCGATCGCCGGCTGCGGATCCAGCGGATCGATGCCCCACAGGTAGAACGCGACCGCGCCGGCGCCCGGCCAGCCGTCCGCGTCCGCGTCAGAGTTCTGCGGCGCGTCGAGATCCACAAGATGCCTAGCGGCCCACGCGGCAACGCGCACGACCTTGTCCTCTGACACCTCGCCGGCCGCCATCAGGCGAGCCTCGCGGATCGTGCGCTCGACTAGGCCGTCGCCGCCATAGCCTTCGGCGCGCAGCTCGAGGCCGCGCGCGGCAGCATCGCGGATGTATTGCGGCAGCGTGAGGTCGACCTGGCGATCCTCGCCGCGCGTCGACTTCGGATGATCCTCCGGCAGGAGATCATTATCCGTCACATAGTTCGCATCCTCGGGCGCGCCCGTGCGGAGCAGATACAAGAAAGCATTCACGCGAGCCATCGCCCACGCTCCACGCGACACGCCGGGGCGGTGACTCGTCGAGTACGCGCCAGCGCCGCGACGATACACGGCGGCGAGCTGGCCGAATGTCGTCCGCGTCCAATCCGGCCGGTCCTCCTCGAGCATCCGCTCGTTATGGTCCGTCGCCTTATTGCGAAGCGCCGTCTCCGTTCGCGCACTCAACTCGATATCGCCGCCTGGACCACTCGCCGACCCCGGCTCATTCTCCTCCGAACCTTCGATCTGATCCTCAGCGGGCGCCGGCGTCGACTGCGGATTGACCTGCCGCTCGACCATCTCAGGCAATTCGGCGGGATCGACAGCGTCGGGCGTCAGCGTCGTGATGCCGATCCGCGCATACTCGGCGCGAATGTCCTCATCATTCTCGATCGCGAGTTCGATGTTGTAAACGTCGAGGAGATCCTTCACCGTCTCCGACTTGAAGGCGAGCGAATCCGCATCCGCGTTCGGCT